GTTACAATCATGATCGTATAAAATCTTATGCAAATCTTATCAATCTTCGGTCCAAATCGGGAATCGAAATGGCTCTTAATGTAATCAAAAGCCTTAACGATAGTTTGCCAGGAGCAGGAAGCGTCGAAACCGTCAAAATCAACGGAATATAATAATCTATTACTACGTATAGCTTCTAGAATCATTTCTGTTAACCGGGTGTCCACCACATCTGGTGACACAACAGAGGCCTGCCAATACTTTTCTCTCATCTTTTCAAGAAAAGGGGCGAACCACATCATTTCATAGAAAATATCTACGAAAGGATAGCCCCAAACATTGCGGGTCTTTCCCATTTCAGCGGTTCTAGTAAATAGCATGCATGGATCTTCACGTTCCCTAAGTTCGTCAAAATTTTCTAACAGGTGTTCAACAACTTTGCCTTTCTTTGACAATGTTGGTAAGCCAGCGTTAGTATTCTTTCTGATTTTAAGTAGCGTTTCAGCAACTGTAATAGGTGCAATATCGCCTTTACCATCTATAAAATTATAAAAGGGAGGGTTGAAATTGTCTATTTGGCTCTGATATGACGCAATGAGACCGGGTTTTCTCTCTATCCAAGGCTTTTGTAAAGACCTAGGTCCAAACTTAGCCCGTTGTTCTAATTCGATTTCTAATAGGGGAGCGTTGAGTTTATGTGAGTTCTGCTTGAACACTTTCTCCCACTCGTGGAGAATGATAATCGGTTCATATGTCTTTCCTAAAGGTGATAGATACTTGTTCTTAGATCCTTTCAACACATCATTCAAGTTGGAAACCATGGATGGCCACAGTTTCTCTGGAATTTTGAGCCGTTTTATGAAATCGTACTTCTTCAAGGACTCCTTTAGTTTCACATAGCCTCATAATATATTATTCTAAAATAGAACTTTTATATTTGACCATTTCCTCTTCGATTGAAACTAGAAAGCTTACCTGAAGAGGCAATGCTTTCAATGTTAAAGAAATAGTCCAAAACATTCTGTGCAGTTTGCACCATAGCATTCCCCGTGACACCCTGGCACTTATCCGACCCGTAAAGGTGGTAATTAGATTCAGTTGTGTCAGACAGTAGAGCTCGAGCATACGTCTCTTGTCTAGCTGCTAAAAGGAATGGTGTTCCGGTAACGTTTGTCCAAGCACTGGTAGTACCATTAGTGTACCACGAGCGTCTAGAACAATTGGTGCCAGTGTTGGAAATTGTTATACCGGGAACCCAGCCGCCAAGAGCGTTGTCATAAACACCGCCCATAGCGAAAGCAACCCCATCTAAGCGGTTGTTATACGAATTATATTGAATAACCGTATCTGAGTTTGCAACTACACGAGATTGTCGGGTAACTGACCCTACTGGATCCCTATCCGTTGAAGGAAGGTTAGCAAATATTGTCATAAAATTCTTATCATAAACAGGTAATGGAGGTACATCATACAATTTCCCAATTCTCCATTTAGGAATTGCTCTACGCATAAGAGCGAATGTAGCAGAATTCGTTGTTCCGATCAATTCATTCAAAACGTTGATAATATGTCCAGTATAAGAAGTTTGCACTTCTGAATTGAAACATGTTTTAATTAATGGTGCACCTTGTGTATTACCTGAAAGGAACGTCATATTCATGTAGCGGACCCACTCCACGATACGAGGGGGACAAGGAGTATCCTCCAATCTACGACCTAGCTGTGCTAGATCGGAAATCATTTGGGCGGTTATTCCTTTTCTTAAATCTGTCATACCATCATTCTTGTTTCTTGTATCACTTTCGTAAGACAAAATTGAAGCGTAATAGTAATAGATTTGAAGAGCGTTGATAACACTAGTCATGCCATCTTGAATATTCTGTGCGCTCAAAACTCCTGCAATATCCAAGTTAAACCCCACATTGGCCTGCGCTCTTGTTTG